TACACCGGGATTGATTAATGCTTTTCCGAATAAGATAATTAATATTCATCCATCATTACTTCCAAAGTATAAAGGTCTTAATGCCGTTAAGCAGGCATTAGATAGTGGAGATAAAATCACTGGATGCACAGTTCACTATGTCACTGAAGAGTTAGATTCTGGAGGATGTATTGATTCTTCTTCGGTTCCTATTTGTGTAGGAGATACAGAAGAAACTTTACATCATAGAGTTCAGAGAGCAGAACATCGTTTACTTCCTATGGTAATCAATAATTTATTTGAGAATATAAATTAAATGGAATGGTTCATTGAATTATTACAAATGAGACAAGATAAAATTGATACACAGGGCATGAGTATTCCTTCTAAGGGTAATACCAATTCTAGGAGAGAGATTCCTCCAATGCCAGTGAAGCATCGTACAATCTTTACACCTGAAGAACGTAGAGAATTAAAGGATATTGTTAATGAAGCACTTGATGAGAGGTGGAACGACCATGAAGTTTAAAGCATTAGTATTCATTCGTCTACGATCACAGGTCGATGACTCTCCTGGTAATGCTGTGAGAGATGCCTGTAAGAGATTGTCTGAACTGGAAATTAAAAAATTGAGGTTAGGTAAGGTCATTGACATCTGGATTGAGGCACCTAATAAAGAGTATGCCGCAGAAGAAATAACTAGACTGAGTGGTAGATTTCTCGCCAATACTGTAATGGAGGATTGGTATTATGAATTGACTGAAATTGAAAGTTTTCCTAAAGGAGTTGAATAATGCCACATGAATTCGACCCATGCGAAGCACCCACCGAAGGTAAACTTGATAAGTGGGGATTTACAATTAAACCAACTATCAGTGATACTGAGTGTATTTTAATTTGTTTGAGAAATGCACCTTGCGGAATTGATAAAAAACAATCAGAACGTTTAGTAAAGGAGTTTGAAAATGGAAGGATTTAATGAACCGGGATCAAGCACTAAAAAAGAAATACCAGAGGAGGAATTGAAATCTATTGTAGAGCAACAACTCAATAATGTTGTTTCGATTCTAAAAGGAAAGTTAGAGTATGCTTCTACATATGATAATACTGGTAAAATCACTAAAAAAATTATTATTACTTACGATGAAACAAACTAAGAAATGTCAAGTTAAGTCCAAGTTCTACTATATCTTTTGGGGAACTGCTACAGCATCAGTTTTATTGGGACAACTATATGTCGGAACTGGATATAGGGTAATGGCAGAAAGCACTCTGAGTTTTCAAGATTACCTTGCAGAACTTTTAGATACTGCTAATACTTTCTGATGGGACTACTAAAGATTGATAAAAGTAAACTGGTGGAGGAAAAAGTCAAAACTACTCCCCAGAATGTAAAGGAAGCAAATGAAGCACTTTTTCGTGCTACAATGAACTTACCTACTGCCGCAAAACATTGTGGTATGACTCAGAAGGAAATGAAATTGACCTTCTGGGAATATTTGAAATATCATCCTCGTGATTATGAAAACCTTTCCTCTTAAAACTTGTCTAAGATATCCTGGTGGTAAGTCTAAGGCAACAAAGACTTTGGCTCCATGGTTTCCTGAAGACTTTAAAGAATACCGTGAACCATTTATTGGTGGTGGTTCTGTGGCATTTTATGCAACTCAGGCATACCCAGATGTCCCTGTATGGATCAATGATAAGTATGTGACACTCTATAACTTCTGGATTCAGTTGAGGGATAATGGTGAGGAATTATCCAATCGTCTGAATGAGATTAAGTCAAGAGTATCAAACTATCAATCTCAGGATGATAAGGATGCGGCACATAAAGAACTCTTCAATCAAACACGGGACGATATCAATAGTCAGGATGGACTTGATCGTGCCGTAAGTTTCTTTGTTCTAAACAAGTGTAGTTTTTCTGGTTTGACCGAGAACAGCACTTTTTCTAAAACTGCTTCTCGTTCTAACTTTTCCTTTATTGGTATCGAGAAACTAAAGAAGTATTCTCAACTTACAGAGAAATGGAAGATTACAAATATTGATTACTCGGAGGTTATGAATGCTCCTGGTGAGGATGTATTCGTATTCCTTGATCCACCTTATGATATCAAAGACTTCCTTTATGGTAAGGACCGTGAGATGCATAAGTTCTTCGATCATGATAAGTTTGCCGAAGATGTATATAAGTGTCCACACGAGTTTATGATTACCTATAATGTGAATGATAGGTTGTTGGAACTGTATAAAGATTATCATTTACGTGAATGGAAACTTCGATATTCCATGGCACATCGTGGTGAGAAAGGAACTGATGAGAATGTAAAAACAGAACTTCTTGTCACCAACTATCCTACCGAAAAAGAAACTGTAAACATTCTCGACCTTCTACTTCATGATTGAACTGAAAGACTGGCTCAACTCTATCAATCAAACTAAGAAGCATTTGATTGATGAAGATCCTTCACTCGAAAAAGAATATCCTCCTTATATTATTAATCGTTGTTTCTCTGGACATCTTGATACTTTGATGTTTACGAATGAAATGAATAAGTATAATTTCCTTCCTAAAAAGTTACAATACGACTTCCTTATAAATATTGTGAGGAAAAAGAAGAGATTTTCTCCCTGGCTCCGACAAGATAAGATCAAAGATCTAGATTATGTCAAACGTTATTATGGTTATAGTAATGAAAAGGCAAAACAGGCTTTGAAAATTCTAACAAAAGAACAACTTAATTTTATTAAATCAAAATTTGATACTGGAGGAAAAGGATGAGTGTTGTTAGAGAAGCTGAAGTGAAGTGGTCGCAAGACCAAATGGTGGAAGTGGTTCTAGGAGAACCAGATGACTTTCTAAAAGTGCGTGAGACTTTGACTCGTATTGGAGTTGCGTCTAGAAAGGAAAAGAAAATCTATCAGTCCTGTCACATTCTGCACAAACAAGGAAGATATTACCTTGTGCATTTTAAGGAACTATTTGCCCTTGATGGTAAACATGCAAATCTGACATTGAATGATGTTCAGAGACGTAATCGTATTGCACAACTACTTGCCGACTGGGGTCTGATTGGTATTGTAGATGCCGATAAAATTCAGGACATCGCACCACTCAATCAAATTAAGGTTCTTGCATTTAGGGATAAGCAAGACTGGATCCTTGAGACTAAGTACAATATTGGATCGAAGAAGAAAAGGACAGAGGAAACCGAATAAGATTTTGAGAGGGGTTGCGACTCCTCTTTTTTTGTGCTATAATATGAGCAAGTCAGTCAAGCGGAAGCTGCCACTGACCCAAAAGTAAAAATGCTAATTTAAAAGATGACAAATTTTCGTAAACTGCCAACGGCATCCTCTTGTCCTGATGTTGATTGGTTTAAGGACCTTCCTCTCCCAACAGGACGGACCTTTGTATGTACTGGTCGTGAAAAGATCAAACTTGATCAAATTGAACGAACTAATGCTGAAGGACAAGTAGTAAATATTGCGCGTGAGCTTGGAACAAACAAAGAGAACGTTCAAGACTTAGCCAATAATATCAAGATCAACGGAGTTCTTCTTGATGCTCAACCTCCATTTGTAGGTACAAACTATCAACTCTTTGATGGTTATACTCGCACTGAGGGAATCCTTGGAATGGGTTTGGAGTATTGGGTATATAACGTCGTAAAACCTGGGGAAGGTTATACTTGGAGTGATGTGTGGGATGAGATTGGACTTGGTGCCAACAATCATCCACCTAGCAAATCTTCTACTCGTGGAGATTTTACCAAAGCACTTGCACGTTGGGTCACCATTCAAGAACAAGAACCTACTCAGGGACAATGTGTTGATTGGATCAATAATATTCCACATTCTTTCTCTCAAGAAATTGTTACTAATATTGCACAAAAGGTATTAAAAACTCAACGTGCTTCTAGCACAGTTGAATCTTTTGATTCTAAGCAGGTTGTTGCGAGGGTTGGTAAAAACTATACAAACCGTACAGAAGTTATTCCCTTCAATTTGAGTGGAAATAGTACATATCTTAAGAGATCTGCATTTGATGTACTTGAATCTATTGCTAATCCCAAGAAGAGTGAACGAGTTGGTGTTGGGTTTGTTAAGGATATTCCTGCAGAAGAAATCAACGTAGTTCGTGAAAACGGTTTGAAAAGCATTGAGGAGATCAATAATTTGTTTGAAGCAGCATTTCAAGTTCGTATGAAGAAAGGTTCTGCATTTAAACTGCTTGATATTAAGTATATGATGCCTCAAGTAATTGATGTTGAGACATCTTTAATTCCTGTTGAAAAAACCGAATAAAAATCTACGGGGATCACTACCCCGTTTTTTTATGTTATGATATAAATAATGATGGATGCCTTCGGGGTCCACAAAACACAAACTCGCTTTTAAAGGAGCTACAATCATGGGAAACCTTGCACGGTATACTGCTGCGGACCTACCTGCGCTGATGGAGCGTATAAATAGGAATAGCATAGGAATGGATGAATACTTCGATAGGTTGTTTAATCTCCACGAAACAACGAAGAATTATCCACCATTTAATCTAGTCACGGTCAGTAACGTAGAATCAAGACTAGAACTTGCACTTGCAGGATTTAAAAAAGCAGAAGTAAATGTCTATACACAAGACGGAAAACTCTTTGTCGAAGGACAGAAAGAGGATACCGAATCAGAAACCACTTATGTCCACAGAGGAATGGCTCAACGATCTTTCACCAGATCTTGGACATTGGCAGAGGACACGGAAGTTAGATCAGTTGAATTTGAGGATGGGTTGTTAAGTATTGTTCTGGGGAGAATTGTGCCAGAGCATCATCAGAAGAAAGTCTGGTTCTAAATACTTTTGGGTAAACTCCAAATATCGTCGCAGAGGGAAACTGGCCAAATCCAGTTGCTATCCCTCTTTTTTTGTGCTAAAATCGTAGTGAGCATTGGAGAGTTATGTCTGTAAAAATTATAGTATTTAAATCTGGGGAAAAAGTAATTGCTGACATCAAAGAAGGATTTGATGAAGGTAAGTATATAATTACTTATATCCTAGAGACACCTTGCACTATTGATGTGAATGGTAAGTATAGAATTACCAATGAAGAAGGTGATGAAAAAGAGCAAATGAGTATTTCTTTAAATCCTTGGCCAAGATTTTCTGCAGATAAAGTAGTGCCTATTATTCCAGATTTTCTAGTGACTGCACTAGAACCAACACCTGGACTTAAAAAAATGTATGAGGAGCAAATTTTAAATGATACCGATCAAATTGATTCTACTGACGACCAATCAGAATCTGATTGTTCAGATTGAAGAAGTGACTACAGAACTTAGAGAACCTGATTGCCAAAACTGCAGAAATTAATAATGGAAAATAAAGATATTAATGTTGTCATCTTTGAAAATGGATTAAAATTAATCTCTCAAGTTGAGAGAAAAGAGATGCCTGCTATGTT